ACTTTATCGTTTAACGCAGCATTAGTATCTAAGCTACGAATATATAGTATCAAAGTCACCTTTGGTGCCTCTGATGGCTATGCAACCAACGGAGTGTCGGCTGACCTAAAAGAGGGCAGAATTTCCACACTAGTTGCAGTGTCTCCTACATTTACGGATTCAAAGCTAGTAGTGCAATATGACAAAACCAATGAAAAAATTAAATGTTTCACTGGTTCAGGTAATGGTAATATCTTAGCAGAAGTACCAAACGCCTCAACGTTAGTAAACTCAAAAATATTCGAGTTTCTAGTTATAGGCTACTAGAGTCCAAAACAGCCCTTTTTTTTTCTTAAAGTTTATATATGACAGAGTTAGAGACTATGTATGGTAGAGCTAAATCATAGTATTGTATCTTTTAATTCTGATACTCTAATAAAGGGAGATCACGGTGTCCTAGTGGCAGTTTTTGTCACAAAAAAAGGAACTGGTTCAAATAAAATCCAGTTTAGAAATGGAACAACTGATAGTGCCACACCAATAGAATGCACGATATTTACAGCAATAGAGGGAAACTACCAGAATATCCATAGAAGATTTGAAAATGGTATATTTGCCGATTGTGATGGCAGTGCTGAAGTAACAGTGGTCTTTAAGTAAATTTATATACAATACGAGGTTTATAGATGTATGGTCACGACATACTGTAGTACATTTGATATTGCTGACTTTCTCAGGATACCTATAACTTCCACTACAACCCCTAATAAGGCTCAAGTTGAAAAATTAATCAACCGAAAGGAAGATGAAATTGAGCGAAGAATGGGTCATGCTTGGAGGTCTAAAAAGGTAACAAGAGAGGTTCATGATTTACCATTAGTTTATACATTTGGATGGGGAACACCTATATTCCTACAGCATAGAAATATCTATGAGCTTGATGCTGCTGAAGGAGACAAGATTGAAATCTGGGAAGGTTCTGCATCATCTTGGAATAATATACTTGGAAACAGTCAATGGTATGATATAGAATATGAATACGGTAGATTATTCATGAGAGGATTTATTTTCTCTATTTTAAGAAAGAATAGAATTAGGGTAACTTATAGATATGGTGGGGAAGAGTTTGCAGGTGATACTACAGTTCCAGCAGATATCGAAGATGCAGTTATCAAGATGGTAGCTATAGATATTCTAAATACAAGCTTTAGAATGGATGAACTTCCTACAGGTGGAATAGCAAACCTCAGCGAATCTAAAAAGATCTGGCAAGAAGATATTGACAGATGTGTTGAAAATCGTAGAGAAGTGTTTGTGATACCATAATGTGGGAATTTTGGTCAAAAAGAAAAGAAACGTTTAAAGCCAAGATGCGAGGATTTATTAAATCTGGTTTAGATTTATTAGGATTTACTGTGATAGAAGATAAAGATAAAGGTGTTGGAGTTAAAACTAAAGATGGAAAAACGTTTATTCCAGAAGCTACACATGATATAATAGACCACCCTGTAAAAGTTATAGATTGGTTTAAGAATAATATGCCTGATCCAAAGGAAGATATTTATGAGGAGCCACCAGATGAGATAATAAAAGGAGTTCATGCAACTGGAAAGATGGAAAAATTACCAGAATATTATGCTGGAGAGGTTTTACCAGCAGAGCAAAAGGGAGATATAGGTGCATTAAAATCATGGATTGAAAGAGTAAAATGGGCAGATATGACAGAAATGGATTTAAGAATAGAATATAACAAACATAAGGGAACTACAGATTTATCACCATTAACCATTAAACAGCGTGAAACATTGAAAGATAGTATAGCATTTAAGATAGGAAGAAAACTTTGGTATCTTGGAAGAAGATCATCATACGAGACAGATGGAGAATTTAATAGAAGAACAATGCATATGAGACCAGCAATGGGATCTTACAGTGCTACTGATACATGGACTGTAGAAGGTGGATTTCCTTATGATGAGACATATCAATATACCTCAGGAGAGCTTCCTAACCTAGAGGAAAAACTTAAAGCAGGGGAATCTGTAAAGTGGTAGTATGGCATCGATAACATATTCAGCATTAGATGACTTGATTAGTCTACTTCATAATAATTGGGGTGGTTCTGGAGATGCTGGAAGAGAACCAGTATTTGTAAAAGCATGGGAACGAAGAACTGTGGGATTTGGTAGTGATACAAGAGAGATTGTATTCATAACACCTAGGCAGGAAAATATACAATATTTTGGTTTACACGGCAGTAATTTCTTTCATGACTTATCTGTTGATTTAGATATAAGATCATATTATGATGAGGAAAGACATAATATTATTGTTAAGGAAGTAATCAGAATTATCAAGGCTAATATAAGGGGATCAGCAACTTTTCCATATACTGATTTGAGGATTATGTCATCCTATTCTAGAAATGAGCAGATGAGGAATATGTATAATCATGTGATTTCTGTATCATATAGAAAGACCGACCCTTAAGAATATTTATATAGTAAAGAGCCACAAATAGATTAGAATGGTACGAACTGGTGCGAGTGCATATGTTAGATATGGATTTGAAGATACTTATGGGGCAGGAGCAGGTGCAATAACTAATTCATTTGGTCTAAAAACAGGAGTTTCTACGTGGACTTTAACTACAAATAGAACTGCTTTAGCAGCACTAGGTCAAGTAGAGCCAACAACATTTGCTTATGGACAACAGCAAGGTTCTCTCAGTATTGGTTTTGTTTTTGGAGATACAACTTCTTATAAGATTTTTCAGGCTATTTATGGAGCACCCACTACAAGTGGAACTGACAAAGTATTTGGTGGTTTAGATGCAGGAGATGCAATAAGAACTATGCACCCAACTGGTGGTGATAGTCCAGAAGATGATGGTCTTACATTTACAACTGAGATAGGAATTGATTTGGAAGGAACAACTACTAATAATATTAGAACATTAAATGGATGTATTTTGAATACTTTATCTCTTAGTGCAGCAATCAATGATACTGTAAACTGTACTGCTGATATAACATACGGAAAAGAAGATGCACCATCAACAAATTATGCAGTAGGAAATAATCCAGCAGAAACTTCAGCCCCATTCACATTTGCTCATGGTACTTTAGCCCTAAGAACAGCATCAGGTGCTGATACTATAGCAGAACTACAGGAAGCAGATGTTAACTTTACACAGAATACTGATTTACTTTACAAGTTAGGACAAAACCAAGCAACTAGTTCATACAAAAGAGTTTTAGATATAACAGGAAGATTCAGAGCATCATGGCTTAATACAGATAAACTCTTGGCTGTAATAAACCAACAGGCAGGATCAGGACATAAAGAAACATGGGGAGATGCATATGCAGGTGGTGGTACTGATGTAGAACTTAATTTAACATTTGATAATGCTGCAACTGGAAAAGCATTAGTAATTACACTTAATGGATTAAGCTTCGCTGACCACAGCGTAACAGGATTAGAACCTGTAGAGCCAATATTTGAAGAGTTGAATTGGCAAGCAAAAACCTGTAAGGTTACAGCAGATATAGCATAAACATTTATATATTACACCTACTCTAAGTTTGGTATGGCGTTAAAGACATTCCAAATAGATTACAACGGAGAAAAAGCAGTTATAGAATATGAGGACGATCTGAAATTTGGAGAACTTGAATCAATAGTTAGTAGAGCAGTTGACTTGTCAGACCCATCAAAACCAAAAGTAAACATACCACAATACAGAATTGATATAGTTCAAAAGGTATTAAGGAAAGCACCATTTAAAACTGGTGATCTTGTAGCAATACGAAATCAACCTAACTCTGTCATAACACAAATCATCTCAGGAGTGATGAAAGACTTCCCTTTAGGGAAGTATCTGGGGGATTGGGTAGAAACGTTCGCAGGCTCCCTACAAGAGAACGAGAAAGATACGAAGTCTACTACTACCTAGCATCAGAATTCGGCTGGGATCAAAAGAAAGTAGATAGACAATCTGCAAAATATGTATACAGATTACTTGATATGGCTGCTGAACAGAACAAAAAGGCAGAAAGAGAGCAAAGAATTACTTCCAATCAAATGAAGAAATTTAAGTAAACTTAAATAGATTAGAGATTTATATGTAGTATGAGTCAAAGCGATTTTAATAGTGCGAGTGATATGAATGATATCTATCGTAATATGGAGAAACTCCATAAGAAACTGAAAGACTTAGGTTATGATTTAGATGAAATAAGTGACCAATTAAAATTATACCATGCTACTGAAGCAAAGAGAATACACCAGATAAGAGGGGCAATGATAGATTATGAGAGAATAACTCATTATCAAAAAGAACGTCTTAAAGCAAATAAAGAAGATAAAGACCATAGAACAAAAAGGAATATGGAGGAACACGCTGAATACTTTAGACAGATTAGAAGAAATATGCGTATGAGACAATCACACTCAAGCCTTAATGAACAGTTGGACTTAACAACAAAAGCATTTTTTGGTGGTGGCATTGGTCTCGGTACAGTTTTTAATCAATTAATAAAAGGAGGAAAAGCAGTTGCAGATGCTGAGGAAGAGCGAGTAGATTTAGAAAAAGATATAGACCGAGCATATGCAATGAGGGATCAAGCAGGGCAAGAGGGGAATGTTAATGATTATCAT